TGATGGGTCATGATTTTGGAGGTGCAGAATCTACTGCTAAAGCTGCTATACAAGTAGCCAAGGCAGATGGTGTTATGTCGCAGGAAGCTATCGCCACTATGGTAGCACAGGCGGTATCTAGTGCTGTAACAGAAACATCTAAAGCATTTTCTGAGTCGCTTAAAAGCGTCATGGAATCTGTGCAGGGTGTGGAGAGCGCAGTAAGCAAGTCCGTCGGTGAGGCTACTGACAGGCTTAATAAACTTGAGAGTGTATCGCAGACCCGTAAAGGGGCAGATGTGGATGGCATAGAAGTAGGCAACAAAACTGAGAAAGCTAATACATTGGATGACGAGTTTATTCGCCGCCAAAAGCGTAATCAGTTAGGTATTTCTTCTTAGGTGTTTGATACGCAGAATCGGGACTAAGATATTTTAAATTATTTAAGGAGAACCTATTATGACTTTTCAGATTATACACGATGACAGCGCCGAGTTGTCGCGGAAAGCAGACCTCGCTCTCAGTGACCTAGCTAGTGGTGGCTTACTTAGTGCAGAGCAAAGCAACACTTTTTTCCGCAACTTGATTGACCAACCTACCATCCTACAAGATGCACGTACTATTCAGATGAGTAGACCGTCTCTTGAAATCAACAAGATTGGTTTTGGCTCACGTATCCTAAAACCTGCATCACAAACCGCTGGTTCGCGTTCTTTGTCACTTTCTGACCGCAGCAAGCCTGATACTGGTAAGCTAGAGCTTAATACTAAGGAAGTAATCGCAGAAGTGCGCCTACCTTATGAAACTTTGGAAGATAACATTGAGCGCGGCTCGATGGAGAATACCCTTATACAGCTTATCGCAGAGCGTGCAGCATTAGACCTAGAAGAGCTTATCGTACAAGGCGATACCGCTTCTGACGATACTTACCTAGGCCTTATGGAAGGTATGCTAGAGCTTACCACCACTAATACAGTAGATGCCGCCAATGCTGGTATTGCTCCTTCTGTGTTTAGTAACGCCATTAAGGCACTGCCTACTCGTTACCGTCGCAATAAGCGCGCCATGCGCTTCTATACTTCGCATGACGTAGAGCAGGATTATCGTTTGGCAGTATCGTCTCGCCAAGGCGGTAATCTAGGCGATGCAACTCTAGCAGGTGATGCACCTCTTTCTGTGTTTGGCGTACCTCTTCGCGGTATCGCTATGATGCCTGATACGAATATGATTTTTGTTAATCCAGCAAACGTCATCTTTGGTATTCAGCGTAACGTACGTATTGAGACTGATAGAGACATTAGCAGCCGTGAGGTTATTATTGTTCTTACTTCTCGCGTAGCTACGCAGTTTGAGGAAGAGAATGCAGTAGTTAAAGTTACTAACATCGGTTAGTGCTTATCGGGGGTGGTGTAAAAACTACCCCCGACTACTTTACTTACGATTAAACATATAAAGACAAAGGAACACTGATTATGACAGTCTCTATTGCAAAAGGCGGTGTTGTACTTGATGGTACTGCACTGCATGAGGTGGTTCGCGTTCTCGCACAGGATGCAGCCTTAACTAAAGGCGCTGCTGTAGCTGACCTTACTGATAACTCAGGCGGTACGTCTGGTAGTGGTGTAGTAGCTGCAGTAGGTACTGTTACAGCGTTTACAGTCACAGGCACAGATTTAACACCTAAAGCAGGTTTTGATGCCGAGCTAGCGAAGGTTAAAAATGCGCTACGTACGGTACAGGCTAAGCTAGAGGGTGTAGCTACTGCTACAGGCGTTACGCTAGGCTATACTTATAGCGGCGGCGGTACTAACGGCGCAGGCACTATCGCAGCTATATCCGATGCTTTGACAGAAGTAACAGGCGACTCTAGTGGTGGTCTGGCTTTCGCGGGTACTAACGACCTAGTAACTACATATAAAAACGCTATTGCTACGCTAATTGCAGGCGCTAATAAGGTACGTACTGCTGCAGGATTATCTGCTATCGTAGATAACTCAGGTGGGCTTTTCCAACCTACCGTTGCCGTCCTAGCTGCTGCTTCTGGCGCTGGCGTGGATGGTACTTCTCTTAGTGGTGTAGAAGGTACAGATGGCGAAGCTATCCTAACCAAACTACGTAATGCCGTAGCTACTCTAGCCGAGGGTATTACTGACGTGACAGGCAATAACGCATACCCTAGGGTAATCGCGGTATAATTTTTTAACTGGCAATTCTTATAGGAGGTAGCCAACTATGACTGAATCTGTAATAGACCAATATCAAGCAACCCTAAAACGTGGACTCGTCTACGTATTAGAGGGCGTAACTTATCGTTTCGATGAGCCACGTATTGTAGATACGCACACTAAAGAGTATATGGAAGAGTACGCGGTAGATAGGCTTAAGTACCAAGCCAAAGACCAAGAAGGCTCGTATGTTGAGGTTGAGGAGCGGTGCAAGTTTGTATTCGAGGCTATAGATAATGCCGAGGATTTAGCAGAGGCTAAGGCCGCAGAGAAGCAACGTGAATTAGATAGTAGACGTAACCGCAATACCCGAAGCCCCGCGTCTTCACGTAAGGCAGCTACCTCGAAGAAAGCAGCCCCGAAAACTAAGACGAAGAAAACAGAAGGCGATGCGCCTACAAGCCGTACACGTAACCGCGCTTCTTAAGTAAACATATAGGGGTGGGATAATACCCGCCCCTATTCCTAGGAGACTAAGCTGTGGCTACTGTACCGTTAATTACTCTTCTGGAGTTTAAAAGATACTTATCAATCCGTGATAGTATAACTGATTACGATGACCAGATAGCTGAGATAACAGCACAATCTACGAAGCAGCTAGAGCAGTTTACTAATCAGAAGTTTGAGGAATCAGCTAGGATTGAATATTTCCCCGCAAGAGACAATAATAAACCTGTTTTAGACTTAATAGGCATGAATAGGGATGGTTATTATAGTCAAGTTACCCATCAAGTGCTTCTGCTAAAATCTAAACCAGTGAATCAGGGCGCTAGCTTTGTATTAAAGTACGAACCAAACCGTAAATGGGATGACGTAGCAGCGGCGGATAGTGAGTCTTATTACGTGGATGCGGAGGCGGGGAAAGTAGTTATTCTTTTTGCTACTAGCAAAACCCCTAGAGGTTTCCAAGTAAGCTATACAGGGGGCTATGCCAGCGCAGGAAGCCCTACTACCTTATCGGCCTCTGCTCCTGAGGACTTAAAGTTGGCTTGCCTAGCTCAATCCTATTTCTTATTCGATAAATTAAATACTCAATCGTTTGGCGTTATGTCTGCTAAAGGCGAGGATGGTAAGATGTATCGTAAGCAGGATGGTATATTATGCCAAGAAGCTCTTAAACTAGCGCAACCTTATAGGCGCATTGGCTTATCAGGTTAGCCCTATGGTAGGTTTCCTTGAGCTTAGCGCTAATTATGGGGGTAAGGGTTACTCAGACGCTAGTGGTGCTGTAGCAGCCTTAAATAAGCATATAGAGGATAGCTATAAGCGTATACCTGACACGCTACGCAATGAGTTAGGCCGTTACCTTAAAAGAGTACAGAGTGAGTTAGTGTCTAAGCATAGCGCGCCTTATAGTGGTGCAAGAGGCGGTGACTCATTAAGTCGTAGGAGTGGCGGCGGTTTGCGCTCTATTATGGAATCTATAAAAGTCCAGAGCGGTAGCGAGATACAGGATGTTTCTGGTCGCATTGGCGGTAACTACTATATGCGGGTGCATGAGTACGGTGCTACTATCACCCCTAGAACGGCTAAATACCTTACTATACCTATGCCAGCCGCACTAGACGCTAGGGGCATACCTAAAAAGCGTAGTGCTAGGGAGTGGAGTAATACTTTTGTAGCCCCCACTAAAAGCGGTTTAATGATATTCCAAAAACGCGCTTCCCGCATAGTGCCATTATACTTACTTAAAAAATCAGTTAAGATACCCGCTAGATTAGGTATGTATGATAAGCTAGGCGATATGGGTGGTTACTTATTAAGTAACGTGATTAAAGAAGTAGATAAGATTTTTTAAATTGTACAAGGTACTATAAAATGGACGTTACAATAAGAGAGCGTATTTTAGAAGAGATACGCATTAAATTAGAGGCGATGACTGAGAACGACCATAATATAGTATGGCATAAAGTCGCACGTACTCCCTTAGATAGAACCAATAAACTACTAAAGAACGGTATATCCGTATTAGATGGTACTGAGGTTGTGGCAGGGCGCGCTAGCGGTATGGGTATTATGGATAATAACATGACCGTTATCTTGGAGTTCTGGCTAAAAAACGAATACCAAGAGCAAGCGTCTACCTACCTAAATAAAGTCATAGGCGGCCTTAAGAAGCTAGTTATGAATAATAGAAACTGGGTAGATACTGACGGTGTTAGTTTAGCCTTGAATACCGAGGTATTATCAAACTCATTGGATATAGACGGTTTACGTGATACATATGTTAATGGAGTAGTGGAGATACAAGTAAGCTATCGCCACAGGTGGAATGACCCCACGTTAATTATTTAAGGAGAGAGACATGACGAGAAAACGCAACGCAGCCGAAGATAAGACTAAATCCTATGTGTCGGCTAAGGAAGCTATGGTGGATACCGATGTAGTAGAAGATACTAGTCAAGCCGTTCCTACTGCTATAGAATTACCTAAGACAATAGCAGAGACGCAAGATGCCAAGCAATTGAAAGCTAAAGGCGGTACGTATCAGTTAGTAGATGGGGTGTTGAAACCCTCAGAATAATTTAAAGCTTATTACATAGGAGAAAAAGCTATGCCAACGAACCCTATTCTATTTCAAAGAGGCGTAATCTTAGCTAAGATTGAAGCAGTCTTTGGTACTGATGTCGTACCTACTCAAGCGGATAACTCGTTTCTGGTACGTGACCCACAATTTACGCCTGATATTACTCAACTAGACCGTAATGCCAATATGCGTAACAGCCTATCGCCCCTAGCAACCGTAGTAGGCCGTAAGGTAGCTCGAATGAGTTTCGCGCATGAGGCACGCTCAAACGGTAATACAGATGGTACGCTATCCCCTCGCCTAGGCGATTTGCTACGTGCTTGCGGTATGCAGCAAGTGCAAGTAACAGGTGCTTCTGGTACGATTGGTACTGCTGCTGCTGCTGATGGTAACACAGGTACTATTACATTCGCTAAGACTACAGCCTTCACTGGCGGTCTGCCGCGCACAGTAACTATTACTGCTACTACAGGCGGCGCATCGGCTACCGCAGAGGTTACAGTATCCGCTCCTGCAGTAGGTGATTTAGCCGCATACTCCGTAACAGGCGTAGTCGTAACGGACTCTACAGCTATCGCCCTACCTAATGGTGCTGAGATTACGCCTACGGTTGGTACGTCACTTGACGTAGGAGATGTCTGGACAGTAGAATTAACTCCCGCTGGTTACGAGTATACGCCTGTATCTGAGTCTTTTGATTCTGTTACTCTGTACGCTTATTTCGATGGTCTACTACATAAGATGACAGGCTGTGTAGGTACAGTTAATGTGGAGGCAGTAGGCGGTGATTACGGTATCTTTAATTTTGACTTCACAGGTAACTACGTAGACCCTGTGGATGCTGCTATGCCAACTAATCCCACGTATGAGTCTACATCGCCTCAGCAAGTAGAGTCATCTGCATTAACCCTTAATAACAGCGCTACTCTTATTGCCTCACGTTTCTCTATCGACCTAGCTAATCAGGTAGACTTGAGAGAAGATGTGAATCAGCAAGATTCTTATGCAGGTGCGCGCATTAGTGGTAGACAGCCTACCGTTTCTTTTGACCCTGAAATGGTCTTGGAAGCTACCTTTGACTTCTGGGCTAAGATGAAGGCAGGCACGTCAATGCCTTTCTCTGCTAGGGTAGGTACTACTAAAGGCAATATTATTCGCCTAGTATGCCCCGCTACGCAGCTAACCAACATCGCATACCAAAACCGTAATAATACTCGTGTCTACGATGTCACGCTTAATGCTAGTGGCGAAGATGACGAAGTAAAGATTGCGTTTAACTAAGTAATAGATTTAGATGCACCTTCACTGTAGAAAGTGAGGGTGCATTCTAGCTAGAAAGACGAAAACATGGATGGTAGAGATGCAGATAGCAACCGTTCAGATAAGTATAAGGTTAAGGTTTACGCAGTAATACGTAAGCATAATCTTACACCTAACGGAGAGGCCAATAGAGAGATTTTAGCTGTAAAGCTAACGCATCAAGCGGCTCAATCTTTTGTTGACCAACACGTAGGCTCTTGTATAGAGAAGCACGTAGCTGACAAAGACTTTTATTAACACGCTAAGCAATTAAACAAGGAGTAGTAGCATGGCTGTAACAGCATTAGATACATCAATTACCAAGACATATACCTTAAAGCGCGACCCTGATATAGGTAAGGCAGGAGCAACCACTTTTGATTTAGGCTCTATACCTGCCCGCGTACTAGGCAGTATTAAAGATAAATCCACTAGCTTCTTATCGGACGCTAAAGGCGAAGAAATTAATACGGTAGTGCAGCAAAATAAAACCAATATCGACATTGTTAGTATTGGTTTGCGCGGTTGGTCTAATTTTCAGAATAGTAAAGGCCAAGACGTACCTTTTGAGACTACTAAGCGTAATATAGCAGGCCAGAGCCTAGTGGTAGCGGATGACGCTACTATGGATATGCTACAGCTTGAGGATATTATCGAGCTAGCCGAGCAAATCCTTAGTATAAACGAAGTGGAAACCGAAAAGAAAAAAAAGTCCGCCAAGTAATCCTAGCGGCTAAACTCTTCCCTAATCGCCAATGCCAAAACTGCACGGCGACGCAGAAAAGAATGTGGGGGTGTGACGCGCCCCCACAAAAAGGCTACGAGGTTACAATAGATGGTGAAGAATTAGGTAGATGCCCTAATAGGCCATTGCTCGATGACGGAGCCTTCCTAGGGCAGGCTTTTACTTTCTATAACTGGTATAGTAAGGGAGAGTTTCCTGAGGCAGGTACATGGCGTGACCAGCCTAATGCCTTTATCGAATTAATGGCTATCATGGATTCTGCTAATAACGACGCAGAGGCTATGCTCAAAGAACGTGACGAGACTAAGCGTTTATTCTATGATAAGATGCAGCAAGGTAATGGTAACTAGGGTTTGGTTTAGGTTCAATGAGTAGCAATCGTGAATTAGAGTTCGTAATTAAGTTCCGCAATGAAGCGCGGAGTGCAATTCGTAACGTAAGTAGCGACTTGGCTAAACTAAATCAGGCTACTGCTCAGATGGCTAAGCAGCAGGCAGTAGGCGCTAAGAGCGCAGCTACACAGACCAGCGCTTTACAGCAGGCTAATAAAGCGAGAGCAAGGGCGGTAGCGTCTAATAAACTACTTACTCAGCAATTAACCGCCTCCAATAAAAAACACGCTGAGGCCGTTAAGCAAACTAAGGCTGAGGTAACGGCATTAAAAGCATACTCGAAAGCTAAAGCCGAGGCAGCGAGCGCGAGTAAAGCATATAACCAGCAAAGCACCGTATCCGCTAAACAGCAAGTAGGTGGTGTTCGGTCTATTAATGCTCAGGCCGTAGCCTTAGGCAAGACATCCAACGCTAGGGTTGTCGCCGCAAAGAGTAGTAAGCAGCTAAGCGACCAAAACAAAAAACTTATCGAGTCTTTTAGGGGTACAGCTCAGCAAGCAAGTCTGGTGCTAGGTCCGCTATCGGGCGTAGCGTCTCGCCTAACGAACCTGACTCAGATATTGTCGACAGGAGGCGCGAAGCTAGCACTATTCTCGGTTGGGTTAGCAGCACTCTCCTTAGGCTTCATTAAGTTAATAGCCTTAAGCAACCAGTATGTTGAGATGACCAACAAACTTACCGTTGCCCTAGGCGGCTCTTCTGGCGTGAATGCGGCTATGGATAGGTTACTAGACATATCGAATAGGACTAGGTCTGCGCTGGCTTCTAACATTCAACTATATCAGAGAGCATCCTTAGCCGCAAAAGAGCTGGGGGCGTCTCAGGAGCAGCTTTACACCTTTACAGAGGCAATAGGTAATGCTATCGCTATCCAAGGCGGTGCGGCCTCAGCCGCGTCAGGGGCGCTACTACAGCTATCGCAAGCTCTAGGCTCAGGCGTAGTGAGGGCTGAGGAGTTTAACTCTATCCTTGAGGGAGCCTTCCCAATCGCTCAGGCGGCGGCTGATGGTATAGCTGAGGCTGGAGGCTCTATAGCCAAGCTACGGAAGTTGATGCTTGACGGTAAAGTGACTTCTGATGCTTTCTTCAAAGCGATACTGTCCCAATCAGACGAACTGAAAGACACCTTCGGCAAGACCACGGCTACTGTAACGCAGTCTTTAACAGTACTGTCTCAGACCTTTACCGTTTTTGTAGGCAGGCTAGATGCGTCCGTAGGTATTTCAGCGACCATCGCCTCAGCTCTTCTTGGCTTAGCTGACGTGGCTAAGCTCTTGGAGCGGAACGTAGAGGGAGTTGCTCTAGTAGTTGAGGCTCTTGCCTTAGTGGGCATCTCTAGGCTTCTTATCCCAGCGGTGACGGCGCTTAAAAGACTGCTCGTCCCCTTGGCGGCTAAGACGCTGCCCCTACTCACTGCCGCGTTTGTCAGCCTAAATAAAACTATCACCCTAACCTCTTTGACCAGCATCCCCGCTATGTTGGCGGGCTTTAGGTCTTTCGCTACATTAGCTGCGTCATCAATATTGCCTGCTTTGGCGAAGCTGAGAGTTGCCGTGATGGCCGTGTTCGGGGGAGGAGTAGGCCTAGCCATAGGTGCAGTTATTTTAGCCTACACTAAATACCGAGACACAGTCTATGATGCCACATCAGCAGAAGCCTCGTATTCAGAGGTTATCAAAAATCTAAAGCGCGTACGTGGGGAGCTGACCTCAACAACCGATATAGCGGCGACGGCGGAAGCAGCATACATCTTAGAACACAGAAAATCCACTCAGGCAACTATTGATGCTGCTGATGCCGAGTTGCAGCTCATCGAGGCCAGACTACGCAGAGAGGCAATGGAGGAGAGGCTAAGCCCGTCGGTAAACTTCTTTGGAAAGAGTGATGAGGAGCGTGATGCCTTTTACCGCGACCAGATAGCAAAAGTTAAAGAGTTACGTGCTGAGATAGCGAAGAATCAAGCACAGATAAATAACCCCCCTGTAAACCCAGCCACTATTAAACAAGTAGCCGCCGAGTACAGAGAAGTATCGGACGCGCTAGACCTGCAGATTAAAAACCAAAAACGTATGAAT